AGCCCGGCGCGGCTGGCATTGCCCCCGCGCCCCCTTGGGCACCCTCTCCGCCACTCGTCGAAACTCCACCAGCCGAAAAGGCGCCGCCGCCGCCGCCGCCGCCGCCCCCGCTGGAGCCATAAGCAACACCCCCGCCCGCTCCGCCAACCCCGCCGCCACCGGCCGCTTGGGAGGTGTTTGAGCCGCTGTTAATGAGGATTGATCCGCCGGCCCCGCCCCATCCGCCGCCGCCGGCTGCTAGGGTGCCCGAGGTTCCCGTCTTGATATCGCCGCCGCTGAACCCATCGCCGAGGTGCGATCCCGAAGACCCGCCGCCGGAGCAGCCGTGATCCGCCTGATGATTACCGAGCCCGCCGCCCCCGCCGCTAGCTGTTTTGCCGAAACGGACGCTTGCATGGACGCTGCCGGTGCCGCCCACGGCTCGGGTCGTATTGGCGACATTGTTGCCGCGCGCGCCGCCGCCCCCGCCGGTGGCAGTAAAGAGCACGGTGCCGCCGTATGTCAGCGTCGTCGAGCCGCCGGTGCCGCCGGCAGTTGAGGGGTTGGCGTTGTTGCCGCCGTTGCCGCGGGCGCCGAGCGCATAGGAGACCGTCGAGCCCGGGGTGACGTCAAAGTACCCTTCTGCGTAGCCGCCACCCGCGCCGCCGAACCCGCAGCGCGATACGCCGCTGTCTCGCCCGCCTGCGCCGCCGCCTGCGCCGTAGACGTGCGCGCGAAGCTCAGTCACGCCGGCCGGAACGGTCCACGAAGTGCCGGTCAGAAGGATGGTGCGAACAAGCCGCCCCCGGCCGCCGGATGCGGCCTTGCCGATGATGCCGGACATCAGGAAATCTCCAGGATGGACACGACCACGTCGAGGCTGGCCGCCGTGTCGGATTTGACGAAGAGGCCGTCACCGGGCTCAAGGACGAGCTTGTTCATCTCGCCGCAGGGCGCGAGAGACGAACCTGCGGGGAGCGCGACACCCTTCGCGATGAAGGTGTAGTTGGCGCCGTCATGGTGCTCGACGTCGGCCGCGACCTGCGCGGCGAGCTTGTTCGCGACCGTCATGCCGAGCACGATGACCTTGGTCGCTGCGGCGACGGTGTAGCCGCCAATACGGACGCGGCTCGTGCCGACGTCGCGCGCGGTCAGGCGCTTGAAGACTTCGGGCATAATCAGCCTCCGAGTGCGATGGTGAGGCCGAGCGACGGCTTGGTTGCGAACTGCGCGGTGACGGCAGCGGCCAGCGCCTCAATGTCGCCAGCGAGCTCGACGAGGGCGGCCTGGGCGGTCACGGCGGCGATGCCAGCTGCCGGCGTAACCTGGACGGACGTTGCCGGCAGCCCCTGGTTGACGATCAGCGCGACGGCGTCTTCGGCCTGTAGGATTACCGCCTGGAGCCCGTCGATCTGCTCCTGAACCGCGACAAGCTGCGGGCCGAGATTGTCCTGGATGGCCTGAATCGAGAGCGAGGTGCCTTCTGCCACCAGATCTTCGAACGATGCCTCGAGCGCCTCGCGCGCCGTGATGCGCTGATTGATCGAGGCGAAGACTGCGTTCCAGACGGCACGGGTGAGGACGAGGCCCGGGCCGGCCTGGTAGCCGTTCTCAACCGATGGCAACGACATCGTCGATCACCTCCGGGCCATGCTCCGCGACGATGCCGTTGAGCGCCTTGCCGGCAAGCTCGTGGGTGTCGCGCGGGTAGAGCGTCAGACGCCCGACCGAGACGACCTTGTTGAGCGCGACCCGGTAGGTCTTGGCCTCGTCGAAGCCGGGCGCGGTGGCGATTGGGGCGGGAGCTTTTGCCATGATCGGACCTCAGATCGCGTAGAGCGCGATGTTCTGGATGAAGGGGCACACGACCGCGTTGTCCGTCGTGAAATCCACGCGGGCGCGGCAGTTGTTGGTGCTGGGGACAGTGAAGGTGGAGATGTACGAGCGCCGGCTGGGCTTGATCAGGTCCGGCACGATCGTCGTGGCCGTCGGCGTGTAGACCGTCGACCCGACGATCAGCTTGTTTGCGATCGTGTGCCGCGCAGGGTCGAAGGCATCGACCACCGTCTCGATCTGGACCTCGGTCGTGCTGAAGCCGAAGGTCTGCACCTTGGAGACGGCCTTGCCATCGGTACGGTGGCGCTGGCTGATGCCGCGGGCCCGGCTGTTCAATTGGATCGCCGGCATCAGGTCGGTCGTGCCGATGAAGGTGGCGCGCAACAGCGTCGAGGCCGGCAGCCCGATCAGCGGGTTGTCTTCGCCATAGGGGATCAGCCGTTTCCAATCGGCGATGCCGGAGGGCTTGATCTCCCAGACCAGCTGCGTGCCAGCCGCCTCCCAACCCTCATAGCGAAGGCGGATCTGCGTCATGCCGTTTTCGAGGGTGAGCGGATCGAAATCGACGACCGTGCGGGTCGAGGTGAACTTCGCGGCGTTGAGCCGGAAGGCGAAGTCCTCGTCCGTCGAGCCCTGAAACCAGGCGCCATCGGTCGAGTAGAACAGCGAGCCCTGGGCGAACTTGTTCTCGGAGACAGTGGCGACCGCGTGGTTGCCGGTCGTCTCGGTGACGAAGGCATAGCGCTTGCCGGCCTCCAGGAGAGAGGGCCGGATCGAGAACTTGACCCAGCCGACCGCCAGCTGCGCGTGCTGCACCGTCGACCGGGCGATCACGCGATCTAGCATCGGCGTGCCGGTCGCAGAGACCTCCGTCAGCATCAGGTGAACCGCGCCATCGGTCCCGACGCGGGTGAAGCGCAGGTCGAACGAGGTCGCGATCATCGGCTGAGAATTGAGGAACGTCTGCCCGTAGATCGAGCCGTTCACCCCGAAGGTCTCGGTGATGTAGTCCCAATAGACCTCCGTCCAGGAGGAATAGCTGACCTCCTGGACCGCGAAGTTCTTGTGCCCGGCCGAGGCCGGATCGGAGTTCCATGCCGCACCTGCGGCATACTGGTCCTGCGTCGTGTAGCCGAGATTGACGAAGGTCTCGCCGCCGACGGCGAAGGTAGCACCAACGCGGGTGTCACCGACCGCGGAATACTCTGCCGTGTTCTCGCAGATGTTGATGGTCGGGCCATAGGAGACCGACGACATCGAAACTTCGCGCTTCACCGCCGTCGTGATCGTGTGGACCTGCTGGGAGATGTTGCGGAACGACCCGGTCCCGTCGACCTCGACGCGCTGCTGCTCTTCCCAGGCCGGCATCAGCAGGTCGCCATAGAGCCGGATGTCCTGAGAGTCCTCGTTCACGACGGACAGCTGCGCATCGCGCTCGTTGGCGAACGACAGCCGAACGCCTTCAGCGATGCGGGCGAGCCAGTCCGGATGCGCCAGATCCCATTCGGTAGTGAACAGGCCGGGATCGTACCAGTAGCCGCGGGCGTCGTCGGGCAAGGAGAGCAGGCGCCGAGTGGCGGCCGCGTCCCGCTGCAGCTGGCGGATGATCTCGGGGCGGGGGATCGCCTTGATCTGCCCGGCGAGGTTGGCGAGGTCGGTCTCGATGGTGGTGGTGCGGGCGAAGATCACCCGCATCTGGCTTTCGAGAACGACGACGCGGCCTTCGATCTCGAACAGCGTCTTGACGCGCCAGTCCTCGCCGCTTTCGATCGAGACGATCTGAGTGGCCGAGAGGCGAACGAAGCAGACGCAGCAGTCATTGCCGGCGATGGCCGGCTTGACCGGCGTCGGGCTCGGCAGGCCCTGCTGCACGACGAACTCGACGCGACGGCGATCGACTTTGGGAACCTGCTGCTCGATTGCCTCGCCGGTCTCGATATCGATCTCGACCTGGCGGGCCGCCGTGATCGTCTCTGAGATGCCGCGCGCGAGGATCGCGACATAGCGGTCGTCGCCAGACACCAGCGGCAGGTGGACCTGCAGGTTGATGTCGAGCGGCGAGTCCAGATCATAGACGATGGCGTCGACGAAGTAGCGGCCGGGATTGATTCGGATCACCGGGTTGGACGGGCTGGAGACGGTGAAGTCGGCCCAATGTGACGGATAGCCGATCGCACCGCCCACGATGTTCTCATCGCCCTCGCGAGCGGCCTCGGAGATGGCCTCATAGTCCTCAGGCATCCCGAGTTCGGCCTCGGTCCAGCGAATAACTTTGGTCATGAGGCGTCCTCAGAGCTTGAAGCGTGGGGCATAGGCACCGAGCGCGGAGCCAGGATCGAGAGCGATCCCGTCATCAAGCGTCGGCTGCCTGAAATGGGCGAAGTCGGCGCGGACTTCTGTCTCCGGCGCCTTCGCGGCGCGGAGTGCGGCCATGGCACGCAGGATCTTGGTGCTGTCGGCCGTGTGGAACCGGCCCGAGCCGACGAACGAGCGACCTATGACGAAGTGGCGCGGCCGCTTGAAGATGACGACCTTGACGAGATAGCGCGCCACGAAGGGCGGGTGGCCGACCGGCGTCCTGCCGACACGGCCGCGGCCCATCACGAAGGGCGCGGGATAGGAGATCGCGTCGACCAGCGTCCCATCGACATAGGACAGGAAGCGGATGGCGCCGGCGCGGGTGCCCTTCTTGCGGGCGAGGCTGATCGCCTCTTCGACCATCGTCCGCTTGCGCTGTTCGCTCCAGTCCGCGAACCAGAGGTCGACGCTCTCGTGCGCCGCCAGGAACGGCAGGAACGCCAGCGGCGTCTCGGCCGGCGACATGATCTCCCGGAACGGAACCGGAAGCGTGTCGCTCATGCCCTCCGCGACAGAACGCTCGAAGGACGTCGCGTTGGATGGCAGGACGTCGGCGACGCTCATCCGACCACCTCAACGGTGATGCTGATCGAGCCGCAGACCGGGATGGCATAGGAGTCGGAAGCGACATCTTGGAGCGGCGCCTCGCGGCGGACCTTGATGACATTCGGTCCATAGGCCGCGCCGGAGATGCGCTCGGCCGGAACCGATGCGCCGATGAAGTTGCGCTCGGCCGTCGCGGCCAGCACGCGCGCCAGGGCCTCCGTTCGGACAGCCTCCGGGTCGGGCCCCTGGGGAACCTCCAGCACCAGCGCGACCGAATAGACATTACGGACAGCGCCGATCACCGTGACAGAGGTCGCCTCCGGCTTGGCGTCGTCTGCGGACACCGCCGCGCGCACCAGGTTCACCTGGTGCGTCGTCGGCGCGGCACCACCGGTGCCGGTGATGACGACATCGACGTCGCCGCGGCGGCCATGGATTGCGCGGCCGATGACGGCAGCGTCGTGCATCGTCGGCCAGGCCGTAAAGGCCCGGAACAGATAGGCATCACGGGAGCCGGCGGAAGGCGCATCGAAGCTGAGCACGTAGCGGCGTAGCAGCGCAGCGTCGCTCTCGCCCTCAGCACGAAGGATGTTCGCCCGCGCGACGACGTTGTCGAGATCGGTGCCGGTGGCGAACGGCGCGAGCACCGCCTTAATGGCGTCGTTGACGCGCTGGCGGTCGAGCAGGCGCAGATAGGACCAGGCCTCGCGCAGAAGCGCGACCTCGCTCGATTGGAGCCAGTCGGTATCGAACTCCGGCAGCGTCGGCTCGGCGGCGCGCAGCTCTGCCCAGGCGGCCTGGACCCGCGCAGCGAAGGCGGTGTTCAACACCTCGAAATCGAGCGGCTCGATGGCCGCTGGCGCCGGCACGCGCGAAAGGTCGATCGCGGTTAGAGCCTTTGCCATCAGCGAGCGCCCTGAAAGATGATGCGCGTGCTGGCGTCCTCGGCGACCGAAAAGTCGCCGCGATGCCCGCGCGGGAAATAGGTGCCGTAGAGAACGAGCCCGAGTCGGCCGGTTGCGCCGGCCTCGGTGACGCCGGCCCGGGTGAGCCGGAAGCGCGGCTCCCAGCGTCGGATGGCGACGGCCGCGGCCGCATAGAGCGCCAGCACGAGGCGTGGCGTCATCTTACGGTCGACCAGATCAGGCAGTTCCGAGCCGAAATCGCGACGCATGACGCGCGAACCGATCGGCGTTGTAAGGATCACCTCGATCGACTGCTGAACATGGGCCCAGTCGGTCAGGAGCCGCCCGCTGCGGCGATCGAAGCCG